ATACTTCTATTAGTATTGACGACAATGGAGCACCTCCAGGAATCGTAATGGCAACTGATATTACCGGCACAGGTAACTATTGGTTGTTTAGTTCAGATGGTACTACATCACTACCCGGCGATCTAGAATTAAACTCTACCGGTAATATCCGCAGTGAAAACGCTATCAACATTGACATCAACTTATCAGACTCAACACTACGCAGATGGACATTTAGTGAAGGTGGCGATCTAACATTCCCAGATGCTACAGTACAGACAACGGCTTATACTGGTAGTACCCTAACTACAGTGGCCAAGACTGGCGTTGCTGATCTCTATGCCAACGATATGTCTTTTGAAGTAACGGCTGTGGACGGAGGCGGCGCAGTTACAGAAGTAACAATTACAAATACTCCTAACGCCGCTTGGCAAAGTAATGGTGCGGGAACAGGAGTGACATCAGGAGATCTATCGTTTATTGTTCAAGTTGACGGATCAGGTAATGCTACCGTTAGCGGAATAACCAGTTCAGGCGGACATAGTATAGGTGAAACATTTACGATAGGTGGTGACTCATTTGGTGCTGAAATACTACCAACAGCCATAGACCTAACCAAATCCATTAACAAACTAGCTGATGGAATATATTCGCTGGCCGACGGTGTGGAAGGGCAGATCATGTATTTGGTAAGACAGAACGGTTCAACTGCGGCAAATATATTTGTAGGAGTTGCCAGCGCACGTTGGGACGGAACTGTGTATTCAGATCAACCTGTTATTCCATTCCAAATTCCTGGGATTACTGATATGGTCACAATAATCTTTACAGACGGTGCTTGGCAATCGAGCACATTTGGCAGTTTAACTTAATGGCGGGTTGGATTAAAGAACGCTAAATATACTAAAGAGATCAGAACATGCCAATTCAAACAATTTCAATAGGCAATTATGCAAACGACGGAACCGGTGATGATTTACGCACGGCATTTCAGAAAGTCAATGCAAATTTTGCTACAATCAGCTCAGAAGCTATTGTAAACGGTTCTTACACTGTATCATTAGACGCTAACGGCAATTTGGTAATACCTGGAACAGTTACAAGTAGTGGACCTGTAAAAATAATTGCAGGTGGCGATACACTAAATCCAAATAGTAACTATGTACAAATGCAATGGGCTACAGATGTTGCTAATCCAGATACTGGTAAAAATCAATATGTATGGGCAGATACTGATGGCGTACATATTAACACTTCAGACTTTTCTGTTCCATATGATAATCGTTGGTGGTTTAGAAATAACGGAATTTTAGAACTGCCAGGCTTGTCGCAATTAGTGCCATCAGGCACTGGCAATATTGATTTAAAAGCTGGCCCAGGTGGATGGGCAGAACTTGCATCAAATAACGATAGTCAATTTATATGGGTTGACGACACGGCGGTTTATATTTCTACAGACAATTTAAATACGCCACATACATGGATTTTTGGTTTAGATGGTTCATTAACGTTCCCTGATGGAACAGTTCAATCAACCGCTGGCGGGGCTGGAAGTAGTTTAGACTTTGGCTCATTTACAGTACCAGCATCATACGATTTTGATCTTGGATCATTTTAAGGATTAGGGGAATATAAATGGCATTACAAATTAGACGCGGTACAGAAGCGCAACGAGCAGCCTTAACAGGTGTTGACGTACCAGTATTAGGTGAATTACTTTACACTGCTGATACTAAAAAATTGTACGTTGGTGACGGAGTTACTGGTGGCGGAACAGAAGTTGGATATTTTTCTTCTGTTGCTGTCAGCGGACAAGATACCATAGTATCAACTGGTACAACTGGTGCGTTGACTTTTGATGCTGGTACAAATATTACTCTAACAACCAACGACAATACAAATACATTAACAATTGATGCTGCGTCTTTTACGGGTGGCACTGTTGATAATTTAGTAGTAGGTGAAACATTCTCTGCAACTCCTACTGATTTATCAGTAGAAATTGAAGGCTTTAGTAATAGAATGATGCGTATGGTATCAAACATGTCTAGTTTTGATGCAACTGCTAGTCCCTTTATTCAAATGGCTGCGTATAGAGCTAGCCCTGCTAATAATAACGCTGGACCAAAATTAGAATTTAGGCAATCAACTACTTTTTCACCAGATAACATTATAGCAGGTATCAAATCAGTTGTGACCAATATCGCCACTGGTTCTGAAGCTGGTAAACTAGTATTTGATGTTATTAATTCTCCAGCAGTTGTTTCTATTGATAGTACTGGTTTTGTTGGTGATTTGACTGGTGATGTAACTGGTGATGTAACTGGTAACGTTACTGGTGATGTAACTGGTGATGTAACTGGCAATGTTTATGCTATAGATACTACGCTAATGGTAAATGCATCTACAAAAGAATTTACTGGTAACTTAATTGGCAATGTTACAGGTAATGTAACAGGTTTTATCACTGGTGATGTAAAGGGTAGCGTATTTGCAGATGACTCAACCGTATTGGTTGATGGTCCAAGCGGAGTTCTTCGAGGTGAACACATTGGTACGTTAACTGGCAATGTAATTGGGTCAGTTGATACTGGAAGTTTAACTATAAGTGGTACTACTGTAATTACTAACAATCTTGCTGAAACAATTAACATTACTACAGTAGGCGGAAGGATACGTTTAGTTGGAAAAGCAGTAACTGAAAGAATTGATCTTACTTTAGATATAAACAATGGCGGCATAGGTATTTTTAATCAAGCACCAACTAATTCTGTATTAGGTGTCGTACAAGCACACAATACAGCAAATGTAACTAATCTTACAGTTCCACCGTCGCAGCCAGGTGATCCTATAGGAGGTTCACCTATTGTATTTTCAAGATCAAGAGGAACACTCCTTTCTCCAACTGCTATACAGGCGGCTGACGACATTATTGCTATAACATTTGTTGGGTTTGATGGGACAGGATTTTCTACATCAGCGAATATTATAGCCGCTGTGCCGTCAACTGCTACCGTTGCAACTGGTATAGTTGAAGGATCTTTGAAATTAGAAGTAGCAGATGCAACAGGAACGTTGGCTACTAAATTTAAAATTGAAGCTGAGCGTGTTTCATCATTGAAACCATTTAACTTAGTTTCAGTGGACTCAACTGCTCGTGCATTATTAGTACCAGCATTTGGTGATATAATTTACAACACAACTGCTAATAAATTTCAAGGGTGGCAAAATACTGGTGGCACTACTCCACAATGGGTAGATTTGAGTTAATTTAAACGATGCAGTCCTTGATAAATATTATGTCGAGGACTACGAATGTTAAATATTTGGACTGAAAAATCTGGTTTCAATTTTGGTACGATTCAAGAAAGATCAATAGTCAATCTTGCTCTACCAATATCTTATTACGACCCCACAGTTACGTTTACGCTAATCAGCGGATCAATACCCCCAGGGTTAAGAATCGTCAATTCCTCTATTCAAGGCACACCTTATGAAGTTGCTAGAGCGACCATTTTTACGTTCTGTATCAGAGCTACAGATAATGGTGAAAAAGCAGATAGAACATTTAAAATTACAGTAGAAGGTGCAGATGCTCCAGAGATTCTAAATGATGAAGGTACGCTGCCAGTTGGCACAAATAACTCGTTTTTTATATTAGACTCGTCGGTTGTGGATTTTCAAATTGATGCCATTGATTATGACACTGCTACTGGGCAAACTTTAAAGTATTTTATCTCTAGTGGAGACGGAACATTACCACCAGGTCTTGCAATGTCACGAAGTGGAAGAATTACTGGCCTTATAAAACCATTACAATCAACTAGTCTAACTTCCGGAGATGGAAGTTTTGCTACTGACTTATACGACAGCATTGGTTACGATTTTGGAGTTAGGCCTGATAACGGTTATGATAGTTTTGTATACGATACTGTTACATTTGATTACAACTTGCCAGTAGTTACCCCAAAAAAACTTAATAGAAATTACGAGTTTATAGTAAGTGTAAGTGATGGCGATACTGTTACTAAGAAGAGATTTAAAATTTATGTTGTAGGCGATGATTTTTTACGTGCAGACAATACACTAATGAGCGTTGGCACCGGTGTATTCACAGCTGACGGAACATTTATTAGAAAGCCTATTTGGATAACTCCTGAAGATTTAGGAATCCATAGAGCCAATAACTATTTGACTATTTTGTTAGATACCTATGAAGTCCCAGTGATAGGTCAAGTAGTTTACAGTTTAGATGCATCCAATCCAGATTCAACTCCTAGTATATTACCTCCAGGATTACAATTTGATTTATCAACTTCAGAATTATTTGGGGTTGTACCATATCAACCAGCAATTACTAAAACTTATAAATTCACTATAACTGCCACACGTTTTGGTCTTGACAATGAAACTGCATCAACAAAACGAACATTTGTTATAAAAACATTGGGCGAAGTTGAAAGTGTGATGAATTGGGTTACACCTGCATCGCTTGGTAGTATTGATGCAAATTACATAAGTACCTTAAAAATTCAAGCAATTTCAACAATTGAGGATGCCACAATCCTATACACTGTTTTGTCAGGTAGTTTACCACCAGGTTTGACTCTACAACTAAATGGTGAAATTATTGGTAAAGTTAATCAATATAGTGATAACACAACCTTAGGAATGACCACTTTCTCTGACGGTGTATATACTAATCAAACATTTGACGGCGGTACTACTAGCATTGACCGATCTTATTCGTTTGTAATCACTGCACAAGATCAATACGGATATAGCGGTATTAGTAGAACATTTACTTTGGGCATCAATACTCCCAACGACAGGCTATACAGCAACATTGTTGCTAGGACATTCATGAATCAAGATAAGCGTGATATCTTCAACAATTTTGTTAATGACAGTAATATTTTTACATCAAGTAGCATATATAGACCAAATGATATTAACTTTGGTATACAACGTGATCTCAAAATGACAATTTATGGTGGGATTGAAACAAAAACTGCCGCTGAATATATATCAGCAATAGGTCTGAATCACAAACGTAAACGCTTTACATTTGGTGATATTAAAAGTGCCAAGGCAAAGATTCCTGGAACTAACACTGTAGTATACGAAGTAATTTATGTTGAAATGTTTGATCCTTTAGAAAAGGGCAAATTACACCTTAACTCTACAGTTACACGTTCTAAAGATCCTAAAAAAGTATTAGTGGATAGTAGTAACGCAATATGGGCAAATAACACAGAAACTGCCCTAATGAATGTTGCAGAACCATATTTGCCCAGACCAGATTATAGAATCACAATTGACCAAAATAATTTAAATGTCAGTGACCCTAATATTAGTAAATATTATCCAAGTTCTATATCTCTTTGGAGAGAACAATTAAAAACTGTTGGTCTAACTGAGCGCAATTATTTGCCTCTATGGATGCGTAGTGTGCAAGATGTAACTAAACAAGAATTAGGATTTGTATTAGCAGTTCCAATCTGCTTCTGCAATCCAGGAACTTCAGCAGATATTTTGCTGAATATCAAGTATAGCGAATTTGATTTTAAAAATCTCGACTATACAGTAGACAGATATATAATAGATTCCGTTACCGGTGAGAGTAGCGATAAATATCTAGTATTTAAAGATGACAAGGTAACCATATCATGAGCGCAATAAACATAACACAAATTGACGGAACTTTCCCTATTGCTGGGCAAGATAACAACAGTCAAGGTTTCAGAGATAATTTCACAAATATCAAAACTGCATTAAATGTTGCAAAGAGTGAAATTACTACCCTAGAAACAAACACTGCTAAACTTAATGTAGACAACGACTTTAACGGTCAAGTTTTAGAAAATGCTGAAATTAATAAGTTTTACGGGTCAGTAAGACAAAACGGACCCGTGGCTATTAATACAAGTGTAAATATTGAAAACGGTCCATTACAAACTTACACAATTGGTGCAGACCTTACACTACAATTTATTCAATGGCCAGCAAGTGATTTATATGCAAAGATCAAATTACATTTAAAAAGTGACGGCACTGAGAGAGTTGTTAAATTTGTCACAGAATCAGGATCAAATAACATCATGTACGCAACCGGATTCCCGTTAGATGGTTCAGACAAAGCAGTTACCTTACCAGCTTCACAAGCACATCATGTTGTTGAAGCATGGACGTTTGATTCTGGTATTGTTGTATACATGCGTTACTTAGGTCAATTTACAGCATAATGACCGTAATTAATCCTCTAGTCGAAGACCTAAGTGGTCTTAAAGATTCTGAAGTCGAAAATAAAATCAACGAC